ATGCTGGTGCTTTAGATCTTTTAGTTGCTGGACCTTTAGAGGCGGTAGAAACAATTGTAATGCCAAGGGGTTATAAAGAAGTTGTAACTAACGTTGTAGGCGGTACTCTTGGAGATAAAGTTAATAAGTACGCAAATAAGGTTAGAGAAAAAACTAGAGTATATCAAGAAGAAGGGATGACTAAATCCCTGCTTAAAGGTAACTGGTCTGATGCTATGTTCCAAACTGGTAACGCTCTATCTGAGTCTGCTCCTTTAATATTATCCATGTATGCTTCTGCACCTTTAGGTTTATCTCAAAAGGCTACATTAGGTTTTGCAGGTGTTTCTGCTGGTGGTCTCAAATCCCTTGAACTTAAAGAACAAAGGTTGAAAGGTGAGATAGATATGTCTGATGCCCAAATATTGTTAAACTCTGTTTTAACTGGTGGTGCTGAAGCTTTCTTTGAAAGGTACACCTTAGATGCTGTTAACGCTAGTAGAAAGGTTTTTGCTTTAGGTAAGATAACTCCAGGTGAGATTGCTGAAGGATTTACTAAAGGATTCCTAAGACAAGCTAGAGTAGAGGGATTATCTGAAGGTGCAACAGAGTTATCTAACATGTTTGCAGACCTTATAACAAGGGATATTGATTACGAAAAAGGTAAACTAAAAAAGACCGCTATTGGTCTTGAAGAGGTTGCTGTAAGATTTTCTGATGCTGCAATGATTGGATCTATAATGGGGGGTGGTATTCACACTGTACCTTATATGGCTAAATCTATGTCTAAGTTTAAAATATTAGATGAGAACATAGCTACTATATTTACAATGGAAGATGGTTCAACTCAAAGCATGAGTAGAGCAGACGCTTTAAAGTTTGTTAAAAACCCTGAGGTTGCAGAGAGAGTTAGAAGTGGTGCAGTAACAATGGACGCTTCTATGAATGATGTTGCCAAACAACAAGTAGAAGAGATACTTTATGGTTTCTATGCACCTGACGCTGTAGCCTCAAGAGAAGTCATGCGTGAGAAAGAGAGTGGAGTTCAAAGTATTCTTGATAAAATTAGAGATACAGAAGAAGTTTCTATAGAAGACGTTAACAGTTTATCTCAAGCTGTATCTGAAATGGAGGCTGAAGGTAAGAAGTCTAAGTACAACATATCTGAAAGTACTAAAGCAACTAGGGCTAAACTAAACGCAATACTTAAGCAAAAGGGTATTCAGATAGTAGATGCTGTTGCTTCTCAAGACGTATCTATATCTAAGGTTACTGAAACTGTAGACGCTACAAAGATAGATAATCAAAAACAGTACGACTCTGTTAAAAAGCAGTTAGAGGATGGTAAGAGAAAGCCAACAGTGGTTCAATCTCAAAACCAAAGTGGTATAAAGGTTAATAACGAAGTGTCTCAAACCTCAGAGATAACTCAAGGTAAGTTTAAAAGTGTTGCTGCAGCTAGAAACGCTATGAAAGACTTTGAAGCTAAGAGAGATGCTGCTAAGAAAGGTGAGATGCTAGAGAGTGACCTATTCCCTGCTAACAATAAAATATTCTTGAAGGCAAAGAAAGAAGCTCTTGACGAGATACCTCAAGAGGTTATAGATAACAACGATTACCACGTGTTAACTTCAGATAAAGAAGGTCTAACACAGGAGCAAAGAATCTCTAGAATGGAGAGTCTTAAGTCTATGTTAGATGAGGCTGGTGCAACTTATTATACCGTTCAGGATGTTTCCAATGGGGTTGCTAAAGAAAGCCTTGTGGTGACGGGAATAGATAACGCTACCGCTTTAAATTTAGGTAATCAGTTTCAGCAAGAGTCTATCTTCTCATCTAAGGATGGAAAGATGTATGGTGATGGTCGTGTAGTTCCTTTAAATAATAACGTAGTAAAAGGTCCAGACGCTAGAAAAAAACAAGACGTAACTATAATGAATGTTGGTGGTAGAAAAGTTTCTATGCACACAGGTTTAGATAAACTTAAAACTAGTTATGGTAAGAACTTTAACTCAGATAACATTCACAAGTTGGATGAAAGTAATGCTGACTACGATGCTGAGTTATTCCAAGGATTAGACGATAGCAGAAAGAGAGCTTTGGGTTTTGCTTTCAAACTACTTAACTCTATTGGTGGACTTAACGTTACTGTCGTTAGAAACAGTAAAGCCATGGAGGCTCAACTAGAGGCTATAGGTCAAGACCCTTCTAATAAAAGAAGTTCTTTCTTTAGAGGTGCTGACAAGACTATATATGTAAACCTTGAAACTGCTCGTGGCAACACTTTATTCCACGAGATCATTCACCCAATGGTTGACTTTATTAAGAAGACTGATCCAGCTCTGTATAAAAGAATAGAGGCTGAGGTTAAAGAAAGTGACGTTAAAAGAAGGGTAATGAAGGATGGTCGTAGAATGAAGGGTTCTTACCTTGATTGGGCTAAAGCAAACTATGAAGGTCTTTCTGAAGAGGCATTAATAGAAGAGGCTTTTGCTGAGATGATGGGTGACGCTGCTTATGGACACTTTGTAAACAAGCAATCTACTTTATCTAGGATTAGAGAAGTTATAAGAGAGATACTATCTAGGATTGGTGTTGTATCTCCTTTTGAAAATGTTGAAGCTATAGACCTTAATCAGATGTCTTTATCTGATATAAGAACAAACCTATCTGAAGCTTTAATAAATGGTAGAAAGATTAACGTTGGAGGTGTAGAGTTTGAAGTTGGAGACATAAAAGCTGATAAAGATAAAGTTGACAACTCTATTAGAATGCAGGTTGATAAGTCTGAAACCAACTCTGAACTTGGTGTTGTAAATGTAAATATACCAGATGATGTTCAAACTCAAGAGATAAGGTTTCAGGCTCCTGAATTTTACCCAAACTTTGATACATCAAAAGTAAAAAGAGGTAGTATAAAAGAGTTTAATGGTCAGAAGGCTTTACTTATGTTGACTGATAGATCAGCGTCTGGTATGGTTGTATCCCCAACAGGAGTTAGACATGAGTTCGATGGTGGTGTATTTTATCCTTACCAAGAAGATACAGGTGTTTGGGCATTCTCAGATAAGGCTGCAGCAACTAGAATGATTAACGCAGCTAAAGAGAGTGATGGTTTAGTTTTCTTAACTGCTATGGCTCCAGGATCTATTGACGGTAGTGTTAACATGTTTGATTACGTTATGAAAGAACTTGATCAGGCCATAAAAGATAAGAGAGCTACTAAAAAAGAAGTTATAGATTTCCTTAATAAAAAGATGACTATTAAGTCTTTTGACTCTAAAGCAAAAGATCAAGGTATAAAAACATCTAAGATTAAGTCTGTAAAAGAGTTTAGTAACATAGTTTTATCTATGCCTCAGGCTTTTGGTGTTAGAAAAGATATAATAAGAAAATCTATCCAGAGTAAGATATTTGAGAAGTGGGGTATTCCTTCTATGGAAGAAATATACAACACTGTTAATCAAGACATTATAAAAGACCTGAAAGGTAACCCTATAGTGTCTGCTATTAGGATAGATACAGAGGCTGGGTATGTAGACTCTAGAACTGACGATAAAATAAAAGATCATCCTACTTATCCATACGTTGTTAAAGGAGAGCCCTTAATGATATTTGATGAGTCTGTTGACGCTTCAGAAGTTTGGGATGAACTTAACTTAGCTGACAAGTTTTTAATAGACTCCAGAACAGGAGAAAAATTAAGTGAAGGTCAAACACAATCTAGAAGACAAAGAAAGATTGAGATGGCTAGACCTGTTGTTGATATTAGAATGCAGGCTCCTCAAGAAGAAACAGAGAATGTAGTTTACACTTCAGGATTAACAACAATAGCTTTTAACATTGCTCAGTCAGTTGTAGATGCTGATTACAAGGCAGGTAAATATACTACCAAAGCTATAGCTAGTATTCCTTTCCTTAAAATTGATAAGCCTAGAAAGCAATTTGAAGGTTACGACATAAGGTTGTCTAAGCTATTAGCTAAACCATTTGGATCTCACTCTAACGAAGAGATAAAAGAGATTATGGTTAGAAATAGAGGTGATCTTCAAGCTGAACTTCTTAGAGTTGATGACAATCTTAAGTTGTTGAAAAACACAATAAAAGATTCTGATATAACTCCTGAGCAAGTTAATGATCTTCTACACAATGTTGAAGACATAAAAGCCATGGAAAAGTCTGAACTTAGAACAGCTCTTCTAGAGATGAGAACTCATATAGATGAGTTAAGTAGAACACTTGTTAGAGAAGGACTAGTAGCGGGACAGACCATGTTCACTATTGATTCTAATATGGGATTATATGTTACAAGATCTTACAGACAGTTTGAGACTAAAAATTGGGAACAAACAGATAACGATATAATACAAAACGCTAAAGACTTTTTATACAGAGAGGTTAAGAATCAAAACATAAGAGATGTTGAGGACGGTAAGGTAGATAAAGACGGCAACTTAATAACCCTCATGTCTGAAGATGCTATTTTAAATAAAGCAGGAGAAGCTTATGATAAGTTAGTTGAAGAAAAAGATTTTATACAGTTTTCAAATGGATCATCTAGCTTAGATGGATTGACAAGGGTTAACTCTATATTTATGCAAAAGAAAGTTATTCCTGAAGAGATAAGAGAGTTGTGGGGAGAGATAGACAGTCCTTTGATAAACTATAGCAATACTATATCTAAAGTTGCTAAAACAATCTCTGCTGAGAGAATGTATAGAGAACTTAATAATATAGGTCAAGGAAAGTTCATATCAAACGAAAGAACACCTTTTACTAGAAATAATCTAAAGGGTTCTAAGTGGGGAGACCTAGACGGTAAGTGGGTAGACGATGAGATGTACGTTGTAATGAATCAAGTTAACAGAACCTTTGAAAAAAATGGTTTTCAGAGAGTTTACGATCTTTACATGCAACTTGTTTTATTCAACAAGAAAATGAAGACTGTATGGAATCCTGGCACACACGCTAAAAACGTTATAGGTAACAGCTCCTTTGCTATGATGAATGGTCATTTAACTCCTGATCTGAAACAAATATATAAAGATGGTTCGCTTTCTTTTGAAGCGTTTAAAACTATGAAGAGCGAGGAGTTTAAAGAGTTGTATGATAAACTTATAAGACTAGGTGTTGTAAACTCTTCCGCTTCTTTAGCTGAAATTCAAAATATATCAGAAGACCTTAGAAATACTAAGTTTGATTTAACTGAGTATCTTAAAGATAAGAATGGTAAGATACAGAAAAGAATGGCTAAAGTATCTGGTACTATCAAAGAACGTGTATCATCGTTTGATGAAAAACTAATGAAGGCTTATCAAGCTGAAGATGATGTGTGGAAGATATTTGGATACTTATCTGAAAGAGGTAGATATATAAAGGCTGGTTTAGATGTTGCAGTAGCTGAGGAGATGGCAGCTAAAAATATTAGAAACCTTTATCCTAACTATAACGAGATACCTCGTATAATAAGACTCCTTGGTCGTTCACCTTTAGTTGGATCATTCGTTGCCTTCCAGGCTGAATCTGTTCGTAACGCTAAGAATACCGTTATGTTAGGTTTTGAAGAGATGGGTAGTGATAACCCAAAGATAAGAAGAATTGGTGCTACAAGAATAGCAGGAACTATTGCTACAATGACTCTAATGGAAGGACTTCAATTATATACAGCTCAATTCTTAGGTGAGTTCTTAGGTTTTGGTGGAGAAGATGATGATGATGTAGAGAGAAGAAAGATGCGTCTTTTACTTCCTGAGTGGGACGCACCAGGAAATATATCTTATATGTTTAGAGGATTCTTAGAATCTAAACAATCTGAAGATCAAACTGAAAGAGATAGATACTTTGACTATATAAACTTCTCTAGTATATCTGGTGTTGGTTATATGAAAGACATTATGAGACTAGCCTTTACAGATATAGATACACAGCTTGGTCAGGATACTGCTTTAAATATTCTTAAAAAAATATACGCTCCATTCTTAGGAGAGGAGATGACTGGTAGAGTTGTATTAGATGCTGTTAACAACAAGGGAGGTAAGATATTTAAAGATACAGACGGTGCTCTTACAAAACTTGGAAAGATGGTTGTATATGTTGGTAATAAAGTTCAACCTGGTGCTGGTAGAGTTCTTCAAAGAGGTGTTGAATCCTCAGGGCTTCAGTTTGATCCAGAATCTCCTTATTTCCATAACTGGGATGGAGACTCTGAATTAGTTCCAGGATACGAAGCGTTAGCTATATTTGGTATAAGAATTAACAGAGTAAACGTTAACAAAGGTTTAGCTATAAAGTCTAACTTCTTATTTAAAGATATGGTAAGTAGGGTTGGTAAAGGAATATTAAAAGATCCTTTTGCTCTGAGAGAAGAAGCAAGATCAAACTCTAGGTTTAACGAGGACCTCAATATGTTGGCTGACCTTATAGCTGCAGCAAGATTAAATAGCGTTAACGGAGAGAACATTAAATCTATTTTAGCTAATGCTAGGGTTTCTAAACCAGTTATAGAAGAGGCTTACAATAGGTACCTTGATAGATATTTAGAGGATGTTATAAGTGTTGATGATAAATAATTTTAAAACACTATATAATTAAATAATTAATTACTAAATTTGTAGTACTTTTCTAAGGCTCCATTCTGGAGCAGTTTGCTTTTTTTGTTCGCATTCATAGATTAGTTTTTTGGTTGTTTGAGAAGGAGGGGTAGTTCCCTCCTTTTTTTTTACTATATTAGCTACATGGAAATAGGGATACAATTAGTTAATGGAGTTGTGTTTGGGTTTAGATTGTTTGCTCCAACAGAATCAATGCCATACAACGAACTCCAAGTATTCGCTGGAGTTGTATGCTTCTATGTTATTTGGGATTAGTAGCCACTAAGTAGCTTAAGAACGTCATCAATAGCTTGATGCCTATGGTTATCTTCTAGTATAACCTTGAATACAAAATCACTATCTTTTATTTTTGCAACGTCATGTATGGCTGAGTAGTTCTGATCTTTAAGGTCGATCTGCTGATTATCTCCACAGAATATCATTATAGAATCTTTACCTAACCTGCCTAAGGCCATACGAAACTGAGCCTTAGTTAAGTTTTGAAACTCATCTACTATGACTACAGAATTATCAAATGTTCGACCTCTAAAGTGAGATAAAGACACAAGCTCTATCTCTCCTTTCTCAACCATACTATTAATCTTGTCAGACTTATTATAAACCTTACGCATGTTTGACATGATTGGCACAAGCCAAGGCTCAAGCTTTTCTTTCTCACTACCTGGTAGGAAACCGTTATCTTCAGTAGCTATGGTAGGTCTAGTAATTATAATCTTACTATAATGTCTTTTGAAGAACATGTCAAGAGCAACCTGAACAGCAAGGAGGGTCTTACCAGATCCAGCCTTACCTATTACAAAACTAAAAGCGTGACTTAAAATACTTTCTTTAGCCTTCTTTTGTTCTTCAGATAGAGTTATATTAAACTTAATATTACCCTTAGGTCTCTTTTTGTCCTTGTTGTCTGTCATTATTCACAGTTATCTCCGCAACAACCATCCTCACAAGATTCATCCTCATCTTCAGGATCTATAAGATCTATTATCCAAGATTCAAATAATTTATCTTTAGACTCGTCTGATCTTTTCAACGCTTCTCTTAAAGCTTCGTCTCTGTCGTGTAACATTATTATATTATTTAAAAAAGTATTGGGGGGCCGCATAGACGACTAAGTTTATTACCCCCCCCGAATACAAGAACAACCTAGCCCATATTGCTTAAAGCTAGGATTTAGATATGCAGCACTCACGCAGCTTACTCTCGTTTTTTATAGCTCCTACTTAAAATAAGATCTACAGTTTCGTTAACTTCCTTTTGATTTGATGGGACGTATACATCTAACTTTTGATTAGTATCATAAAGATACTTTAAAAATAGTTTAAACCTCATCTTAAACTCAGGAGTTCTTATACCTTTAGTTTCTATAATAAAACCCTCTTTTAAATTAATAAAGTCTGGTGTATAAGATATATTTCTTATGTTACCAGGCTTCTGTTTAAAGGTGGTTTTACCTTTTGTTTTTCCCTTATCCATGAGGAGACCCTCGAACTTGAATTTTTCTACAAGCTCAAAAGTCTTTCCTTCATACTCGTGGGGGATTTTTGCTTTCTTGAGGGCTTTATAGCAGTACAGCTCTAGTCCTGAGGCAAATGTAATACCATCTACAACGTGTTTCTTAGCTTTAGTTATCTGCTTTCCCTTTCTTCTTTTGAATCGCATCAAAGCAAGTTACGAAAATAATTATTTTTTATTTCTATTCCTTGCTCTATTTTTAGACTGACCCTCCATAACTAGCCCACCATTTTTAGTGTGAGAAGCATCTTTACCGTCACCCTTCTTACCTTTCTTTCTATTAAAAAGATTTAACTTAACACGATATTTCTTTCTCTCCTCAGAAGAAGAGTACTCTTTATCGTACTGATTTTTCTTTTTTCTAGACTTAGGGTTTTTAGCGTAATGCTTAGAGCTCTTGCTCTTACCGTTAATCTTACCAGCTAATTTATTTCGTGCCATATCACATTATATTACAACACGCAAGATACGAATTATTTCTTTTCTTTAGGTGGTTCAACCATACCAAAGATGTACTTTGCTACCTTCTCTGAGTTTTCTAAAAGAGATTTAACGTTCTTGCTTGTTGCTAATGAGGAGGCTATCTTAACTGACTCTGCTCTCATTTCACAATCAAACTTCATTAATCGAAGTCTTTGTTCTGAATCTTTTTGTTGCTTATTCATGTCTAAAATTTAATTATAGTTAGTAAATCTAGGTCTATATAAAATAAAAGTTCTCTATCCCATATAGATCCTGGTCGTGGGTTCTTCATGCCACCCCACTCAACTGTGGCTTTTGTTATTTCGTGCATCCAAATATAACCAATTCCATCGAGAAATCTCCAAGCTATACATAAAGGTAAATCTTTATGAAGTGCTTCCTTTTGGCAATGATATATTTTTCTTACTGAAGTTCTAACTCTCTCTATGTTTTCCATGTTAAGACTCATGGTTTTTATCTCACACAAAGATATGACCTTCATAGTTTTATTATCTATAATCTCAGCATCTACTGGTGCGTACTTACCTAGCTGCTCAAAGGTTAAGTCTTTTCCTTCAAGGAGGATACGAAGAGTTTCAGCTTCTCTTTCTCTATCCTCTTCCCTCTCAAACCTAGGCTCAAGCCTCATCTTTACCGTTACTAGATATTTCGTAGTCAAACGGTGTTTCACCATCCTCGTATGGTTCGGCAGACTTTATAGTTTTATTCATCCTTTTATCTACCTCGTCCATATAGACCTGAAGAAGTACAAGGTATCCAGTGAGATCCATTAGATCGTTCTCACTCATATAAGTTTCCTTGCTTTTAATACGATTAAGCTTGTCGTTTATACGAGCTTGTATAGCGTACATAGGATCAACATTAAACAAAACTCCTTTATCAAATACAGAGTTTCCGTATGACTTATTTTTCTCTATGAGAAGATCCCTGATCTCATCACACTTTTTTCTTATTTCTTCCTGCATTTTTCTTTACTTTAGATTCAATAGCCTTTTTCTTAGCACTCTTATACTTACGTTTATTCGATACTTGATCTTCAGAAATCTTTGGATTACTTTTAACTTTAGTTTTCTTTTTCTTGATAGCCTCAAGAACTCTGTTATTATGTCTTTCACTTTCTTTAATTTTTTTAGAATATTTAACCATGTCCCAAGCAACTAAAACAGATATAGTTACTAATACTAATACGGGTAATAAAATCATCTTAATTTAGTTTAATTGTTATACTTAATTTTTACCTTTTACTTTTCCTCCTGGTCTTTTAATAATACCACCAAAACCGTTGTACTCTGAAATGTCTTTCATTTGTTTACCACAATCGCAAATTGACTCAGGCTTAATTACCTTATTATCAACTACTTTCATCGTAAATTTACTAACTTCAATTGTTTTATCACAATTTTTACAATATAATTTCATATCTGCATTTTTTAATGAACATCATGCGACATACATATAAACTCATAATCAGTTATCTTATCTATCTTTATTTGTATATCGTTAGTTGACTTGTGTTTTATCTCTAAACCCCTTACAAAGTGTTTAACATTTTGTAACCTCTCAGGGTCAAGTTCACTAATACAAGTCCTGTGAGTAGCTTCTTTCCACTTCTTAGCAGGCTTCTCAACTCCCTTTACAAACCTTAAAGTTCTCCATCTATAATGTACTGTGGCGTGATATATCTCTTTCCTCATTGGGTTTATCTTTTATTTATTATTTTACCTATAAACCATACAATAAAGATAATACCCATAATAAAATCCGTTATAGTTTTAAAATTCCACTCCATAACTAAAAAGATTCTGAAGGGTTAGCAGATATATACTTCTCAGTATAATCTTGAGGGTCTATAAACTTAGTGTACTCTTTCTTAAACTTAAGAGGTAGAGTCCCAGTACCTATATTCCTACCCTTAGCAAAGATTAAATCAACAACACCTTCGGTAGATCTTCCACTATCATCAGACATGATGCCATAGTATTCAGGTCTATACACAAGCATAACAACATCAGAGGCTTGCTCTATCTCACCACTCTCACGAAGATCAGAAAGGGTAGGTCTACAACCATCTCTTCTATCTACACCTCTACTAAGCTGAGATAATGCTACTATTGTTATGTTTAACTCCTTAGCTAGATTCTTAAGCTCACGAGCCACCATGGCTACCTCTTGTTCTCTAGAATGCCCACTACCCTTGACAAGTTGTAGGTAATCAACCAATACAAATTTAACCTCTTTAGTTATAACGTACTGCCTAATCTTATTAAGAAGATACCTAAGAGATGAGTCTTTACATTCGTCTACAAATAAGTTTACACCCTCCAACTTGCCTATAGCTTTATTAACCCTATTAAGTTCACCACTCTCTAAAGCACCCTTCATTATATATCTATTGTTTACCTCACTCTCTAAAGATACTAATCTTTGTAGTAGCTGAGTATCCCCCATCTCGTAAGAGAATATGGCGGCAGGTATTCCTGATTTGGCACAGTTATAACAAAAGGCTAAACCAAGAGATGTCTTTCCCATAGATGATGCTCCACCAATAACAATAAAGTCTGTCTCTTGCCAACCACCAGTAAACTTATCTACTGATTGAAAACCTGTAGGTAGACCCACCATATTGTCAGAATCCATCCTTCTCTGTATGTCATCATGTAAAACTTTTAACTGTTTTTTAATGTCAGGTATGTCACTACCTCTAATCTCAGAGATAGTTTTCATTTGCTCTTCCACAAATTCTATAACGTCAAATAAATCATCTCCGTTATCAATCTTCTTTGTAGTTAGTTCTGCTAATTTCTTAAGCCTTATCTTCTTATCTTCTTGAGATAAGTATAGAACCATGTTCTTTGTTATATAAGCATAGTGATCTGTATTCATACACTCAGCTACCCTAAGGTCTACAAGAGGATCTTTAATGGAAGAGGATATGACAATCATATCAGTCTTATCTCCTTTGTCTAACCTATCTGATACCACTCTATATATCTTCCTGTTCAGAGGATCAGAGAATATCTCTTCAGATATAAGACTATGACAGTCGTAATAGTCTCGTGGGTTAGACATAATCTTACCGATAAGTCTCATCTCCATATCCATATTATCTTTCATCTGTGATATATTTAGGTTGAACGTATCGGTTAGTTTTCTTTTTATTTGTATGTATTTCGTTTTCCCAACCCCTAGCGTTAAGCCAAGTTCTAGGATTTTTTCTGTATTTCTTATCTGGCGTTGAATCAACGTAAGCCTTAACTCCTTTTATAGCTTTACCCATTTCGTTAAGGGTCAAGGTCATAAATGTTATTCTCACCTTAGGTCTATCTATTTTTTTGTCGTATAGATTCCAAAACATTTCAAATGCCTTCTCTTTTCTTTCAGGCTCAGACTCAGGCTTTTTAGAATCACTAAACCTAAGATCTATAGTAGCAAAATGGTTAACAATATTATTGAAAACACAATTAGACTCCATCTCGTTATTATAAATAGATTGATGTGTATTTGTTGAGGTATGAAAGTTTATACATCTACCATCAACCTCAATAAACTCTACCTTATCTATATTAATAATGTCTGTATCTGATATTCTGTACTTCATAGTTTTTTTGGTTGTTTAAAAAAGGAGGGGATTGCTCCCCTCCAATATTAAAATGGTAAATCGTCAGCTGCCTTTTCTTTCTTAGCCTCAGGCTTCCAAGTGTCTACTTCAACGTAATGAGTTTTACCATAATCATCGGCACCATTACGTTTTTTTACAACCTTTAAGGTTACAAATTTATCACCTGTTTTACCATCGAAGATGTAATCTCCAGCTTCTTGTTTTAACTTAGTTAAGTTCAAAGAGAATTGTACTAAGTCTCCATCAAATTTCTCTACTCCGTTTCCTACGTAGATTTTGTCAGTTGTTTTGTTACTCATAATTTACTGTTTATAAAACATTTAACTAATACCTCCCTTTCTGTTATATTTAAATACTTAGCCATTCTCCTGAGGTGCTTAATTTTAAACTCATCAGGCTTATTTAAGTATTTATCTAGGGTGGGACGACTTAACCCTAATCTTTCTGCAAGCCAAGGCTTGTTTATTTTATTATGCTTTAGTATCTCTTTTAACGTCATAGATCTTACTAAATCTTTATCAAAGGATTCTAATATCTCATCTAACGTCATAGTGTCTCCATTATTAAGTGATCATCTACAGCTTCTTCGTTATCTATAAAGAACCTTCTATAAACATCTAGCAAGTATTTATATTCTTGCCTACCTCTATCTATAAACTCATCACCAGCGTAAAATATAGAAACGTTATAAGGTCTTTCTTTCTCTTGAGTTATAAATACAAACTCATCACACCCAAACCCATCCATATAGAATGCTGATTGTCTATCATATCCGTACCTCTTGCAAGAGTTGGAGAATCCGTAGAAGCTACCATCTGCTGTAGTCTTTAAATCTATAAGGGTCTTACCATTACGATAGTCAGCTTTACCCTTGCAAAACACATCGGTATCCTGATCCTTCCAAGCGTTAGCTATCTCTCTCTCACCTTCTTTTTGTAAAAGATCTTTAACTTCGCTATGAGAGAACAACACATCTTGCATATACATAATCTTGTCGTATTCTTTTTGTAAGATTATAGTTGTTGCGTTAGGGTTATCTGCTTTAAAATCTTTATACCCCTTAGTAGTCCTTGTGGCTGAGTTGAAAACCTTTACCTTTTGCATAAACTCGTTAGGCTCAAGCATAGCTACGTGGTATGCTCTACCAAAGATCATTGGAAGGGTTTCTTTCCTTAGCTCAGGGTAGTCCCTCATCATTTTGTAAGTCCTAACATCTTGCTTTATTAACCCTAACTGCGAGTTCGTTACAAACTCGTAGTCAGAGTAATAAAAAGAGTCATCGACTAACTTTTTTATAAAGTTATCTAAACTCATTATGCTAAAGTCTTAGATAACTTAAGGACTTTGTTAAGGTTATCTTGTTGAGTCTTAGTCATAGTGTAGCCACCCATCTTTTGTTCAACAACACTACCTTTACCATCCTCAATAGCCTTCATCATACCTTTATACTGAGAATCAGTTAGTTTAGGTTTAGATGTAGATTTTTTAGATGTAGCGGGCGTTCCTTTGACTGCACCATTACCATCATCATCACCCGTAACTACACCAACAAAGGATGCAAGTGCGTACCTTCTAGCGTAAGATATAGCAGAGCCTACACCATGTGCATCTTCTTTTGCTGGTATGTAGCAAGTCGATGCTAAATACTCTCCACTAGAATGTGATAAGATTGTTGTTACTCCACCTACGTCTGTAGGCATTTGAATGATAGCCAATTCGTTTTCAGCTAATAGCTTACGAACAGAGTCCCATACTGCACCAAGATCGGCATAGCTTGACTTGAAAAAAGGATTCTTTGAGTTTTCTTTTGCAGGTCTTAATTGAGACTGCACTTTCGATAAGGCAAGGGTCAACTTGCCAATTGTTTCTGACTTTTCCATAGTTTTTGGTTTTTAAATTTAATTAACTTCTGATGCAAATGTATGTAAATTATTTTACATATTACTATATTATTCCTAAAATATTATACGATATATCTTCAGGTATTATTCTATCTAGGCTTTGACTTATCCCGTCCATAACTAACTCTAAATCAATATCATTATTCACCACCATTAGTACACTTATCCCGTACTCTGATGGCATCATAAGGGTGTGGCATAAAGCGTTATGCTCTCCTATATCTACTTGAGTTATTGCTAGACTATCTGTCTGATGAAAGTACATATAATTTACACCATGATTCTTTAAAGCTACCTCTAGCCTTTTCATGTTTGGGTGTTTGCTAGGTTTTATTCTGTTATCTAACCTATGTTTCACACCCGACTCTTTAAGTAAGTTCTCCAGCATTTCTCTTTCGTATTGCATAGACTTTGTAGATAAATTCTATTAAAGATAACTCTTTTTCTAGTAATTCTTTAAGATCATCATTGTTAAAAGATCTATCTACTAAATCTAATATGTTATATATTTTATTTTTATTACCCAAATAGTGTGAGTTAAATAGTTTTTTACCTCTCAAAGAGTATTCTATATTTTCTATATCATTAACTATTGGTTTAATATACTTTCTATTTACTTTGGCGTATAACTTGTAATTAATACACGCATTTTGATCACCACCATATCTCCATATTTGGTCTACATCAATCGTTTTTATTTGTTTGTCCATCTTCTCTATCTTCTAGTTTTGTTTCTAATTCTTTTACTTTGTCCTGAAGATCTTTTATAGTCTTCATATAAAGCCTCATTTGTTTAGTAACTCTTTGCATATCTATTTTCATTTCAATATCATTTTAGTTTTTTTATTATATATTCAAACTCTTGTTGTGTGTGTATAATTAACTTACCTAAACTTATTTCTATTCCAGAATAAAGTCTCTTGTTAGCTCTATACTCCATAGAGTTCATAATAAGATCTTTAGTTTGATTTAATAAGTCTAATTCTCTTTGTTTTAAGTGAAAATCTACCATTGATAAAGAGTTTAAAGTTTTGAATTTAGAATCATCTATTTCTGACAACATCCAAGCCATCCTATTTATAAATTCTTTTCTACTTTCCACATTAATTATCGTTTATTAATTCGTTATTACTATGTATGTTTAAGGTTTTATTTAGCATTGTCTCTACCTCATCATACCTCTCGTTATAGTAGTCTTGTGCTTCATCTGTGAATACAATAGCCACACCATCAGATAGACCATCTTGAATATCTATTGTAGCTTTACCTTTGTAGGCTATCTCTGTCATCTGAGTTGCTATCTCATCTACAAATTCCATAAAGGTTGAGTTATCTATATATATCTTAGCCATTACAGATGCCCTCCATATTTTTCTCCATTAACATCATACCTTGTCTCACTATTGTTTTCAAAGTCCTCCATTCCATGATACTTATCAATACCATGTCCCCAATTGAGTTCAGCACCATTAAACTTATTATCTAAAGATTGTTCCCACTTTTGAGTATTTTTAGACAACCATTCTTCAGTCTCTGATAATGGTAAGTCTTTAGGTAGTTCGATTGTTATATTAGCCACTTTATGATATACTCTGCGTTCAGTTATTGTAACACTACGCATACCGAAATGCTTTATTTCATTAGTCATTAAGGCTCTGTTAAGTTCAGCCATATCTTTGACCTGATCTTTTTCTAGTCTATTCTTATTGTACTCTTGAATTAAGAACGCTTGGTGTTCTTCACTTCTCATGTTAGATGGTTTACCTTTTTCCCATCCCCATTGAATTGGTTTATTGTTTTCCATTTTTATTTAATTTAAGTTAATTCTACTTTCATATATATATTGAATACATCCCAATAGTCTCCTATATCTGAGTGTACAACATCATCCTCTCCAACACACACAATGCACCTATCATCTTCTTCACCCATTTTTATAAATGAATTTATCTCTTGAACATCTTTATATTCTTCGTACCATTTAAGACTAAGTGCTTGGTATATAATAATATCTTTAGACTTATCTGTATTAACACCATTACTATATTCTTTCCACCTTTGTGTGTGGTGTGTTTTTTGAAACCTATAAGTGTTATCATCATTTGCCATAAGGTTATGTCTGGTTAAAAGTGTATCCATCTTTTCCTCATCTTTCTTTGGCACTGCTATATGTACTTCGCTTGTATATCCCATAATTCCTAATTGTTTTTTATAGTGTTTTGGTCTTTAATAAATTCTACTACTAAATAATATACTTGTTGTATGTTAGGTATTGCTAATCTAATTTCATCAACACACCAATAATCTAATTCGGGATTATCAAGATGCTTATCTTGTATCTTTTCAATTACAGGCATAAGCCAATCCCAAGACACATTATAAGATAGTTCGTGAGCCTCTAAAAATATCTCTTGTTTAGAAACCTTGTCGTAGTAATAGTAGTTTACTTTACCACTCTTGAATACCTCTGTATCCAAGCCCATAAATTCTGCTATTAGTTTATTCGTCTTCTCCATAACTATTTTCTTTCATTGCTTGTTGTGTTTCTCTTACGATCTCCATGTGTTTCTCGTTATCGGGATTGAACTCCTCTTTCTTCTTATATAAGGCGTAACGATACTCATTATCAGCCATTCTACCTCTTAGTTCTCTCTCTATGCTTAAGCCTTCTATGAAGCCTTGAGCCATCTGTGTAAATAATTCTTTAGTTTTTCCCATAGTATTAGTTATTTATTTTTGTTCATCTAAATTTATTAAATGTATACTTTCCTCTAAGTTGTCAATAATAGATTTTATATATCTACTTGAGAGATAAACATTACTATAATTTTGATTATCATTTAATTTATTGAGTAAGTCTATTACTTTTTTAACATTATTTTCCATAGTGTTAGTCTTTTGAGTTGTTAATAATTCTTTGATCTAAATCGTTGATACAATCTACACTAAGGTAGTCGTATAGAAAGTCTGTAATATCTACTGCCATCATTGTCTTTCTACAATGGTACATAATACTATTGACCTCTAAATCTTCTTCAGTAACATAGGCATCCACTACTACCTCGTAGTCTTTACCTTCTTGTAAAGTTGTTTGTGTATTCATAGTTTTTAGTTTTTTGGTTAAGCAATATTAGTAAAAATATTTTACATGTGCAAATTTATTTTACATCAGCGTTATCAAAGTTAAACATTATGTAATCTGCATTTAGCATTAAGACTTCTTTGATATGACCATTTTCGCATCAATGATTGACAATCTAACAATAAATTTATATCATCAATATTAGGATTGTATGGTAATCTTCCATTTCTTTCAGCAGAATTGAACAAAAGTTCTTCAGCATAAGCAATCAATCTATCATCTTTTTGTTCTTGACTATGATTAATGTGATACTTTACACCATTAAATCTTTTGTTTTTTCTTAAAGTTTCACAAACTTTTTTTCTTCTTTTTTCTAAATGTTCAGTCATTTTGTTTTATTTATTAGTTGATTTCTTTTCATGAATAATCGCTTTTTCTAATTTATCTACTATTCTTTTTCTTTTTAAAAATCCCTCTTTATCTCCATTGTAGCCGTCTTGTAAATAGCCTATTTCTATATCGCAGATAATTTGTATTATCTGACCTCTTGTTAAATATACTTTCATAATTGTTAATTTTTTTAAATTCCTTGACTTTATAAAATATTTCTTGTAACTTCGTTTCCCTAAAGTAAGGGTGGCAGGTATGATATAACTTTCAAACTTGAGAAATATCACACTCTTTTGGTAGCAATGTCCGACCTAATTGAAACCACATCGGGTATCGGGAGGAATGTCTACCAAAACTAAAGGAACAACCCCACTCATTACGTTTGTGTATAAGCCCATACTATATCTTATTGTATCTCGATTAGTTTTCCGTTCACTTCTTCGTATTGTAGGTCAGATTCACACTCCCATTCTGTCCAATAGTAGTACTCTGCTTCGTAGTAGTCGTTTAACAGAAAGTCATCTGTTAGTCTACCCTCTGATATATCCTTATCGTATTCAAGATTACCCTCTTTCTCTACCTCTCTGATATGCTTAATCATATCTTTCTCGTACTTGATATACATTAGTCCATCTTGTATGCAATATCCCTCGTTCATACCTTCTCCTGTAATATCGCATTTTCTAGCGTATAATATTCTGTCTGTTGTTTCCATAATTTCTAGTTATCTAATTCTAAGTTTAGTGTTTCCATTTTACCAATAGCATGGAGTAATCTCCAATACTCATCTTTAGTACCAAATAATTTAATGTAGTCCATAATCTCTTGAGATGTTTGGCAGTTGTTTATATCTTCATTCCAAGTTTGATTAAGGTTTAAAGGCATACGAATCATCTTAGATTGTAAGTACCCTATTGTAGTATAACTTCCCATAGTTTCTATTTTTTAAGGTTAATAATTTGGGTGTTGAGTTTCTTCTAATAAAGCATCGTTAAAATTATCATACAAACTTTTAGCATCGTGTTGAGATAAATCATTTGCTACCCAATTAATAAACTCATCTTTGGTTGAGCAATCCACTGATTTTAACTTAAAGTTTGGTAGTTCTATTATAGCCTCAG